CACCTTCAAAATCATCATTATAGTAGATTAATGAATTAAGATCATATGTAGGGAAAGGATTTGGCGAACCATCGTTTAGCTGCTTATCCGCATGCGGTTGCTGTTCTAATCCGGGGAACCACCTAATAATAACTGGCGGTCTAACAGAGACCTCAACTTTAAAAGTATCTTCTAAAAGATATTTCATTTTTAAAATGTATTTGTCCACTAGATTGTAAACATCTAAATTAATTCGATTAAGAATATCATAGCTACACTGTCTATTCGACCAGTATGAAGCGTCATAGGTGCAGGTGCCGTCTTCAGCATATTGATTTTCTCCAGCATCCATCCATTCATTGATATTAGGCAAAAAGTTTTGTATAGTTTTTAAATCATCTAACTCTACAAAGTTTTCCACAACAATGATATTATCTCTAGATGAGCCAAAATAACCTGGTTCTATTAAAGACTTATCGTCTGACTGAAAATCCATACGCACTCCTTGGCTTTGTTTTGTGATATAGTATATCACTAACAAAACAATCGATCTATAAAAGGAAAGAAAATGGAATTTTTTCACGTAGGAGCTTGCGCAAATCCGGATGATAACAGAAAGTTTGGTATCTTCCTATACAGAAACGCCATACCAAGAGAGCTAAACATCCCAGAAAGATTAGAAGCTACTATTGGCAATAGTACCCATGACCTATTCAAATGGTCTGAGGCAATGGTTGGATACAGTGAAAAAATGCCAGAGTATAGAGATTGTGTAGATTTAAAAATGAGTCCAGCACACTGGCCAATGTTGACTCCAGAATTTGAAGAAGTAAAAAAGTGCTATGAGGATGTTGAATTACATCTAAAAAAATGCCTAACGCATTATGAGTCTCTTTATAACTTTAAAATGGATTATATGGAAGCTATCAACTTTGTTAGATATAATCCAGGTCAACATTTTGCCGTCCACGCAGATCATGGATTCTCGTATACCTGCACGGTGTCTTCAGTAATTTATCTAAATGATGATTATGAAGGTGGAGAACTGTGGTTCCCTTACTTAAATATCAATTTCAAACCACAAGCAGGAGACATTATCCTATTCCCATCAACCTTCATCTACGCACACGCTTCCCTAAAGGTGACAAGTGGAACAAAATATTCTGCGGTAACCATGTTTGACTACAATGATAATAATCACAAATACGAAAGCGGGTATACTGCAGCTGGACCTATTACTGATCAAACTGCAGGGATATCAAAGGGCACAAATCAGCCTATTTCTTACCCAATGCCAGGAGTATCACAATGATAGAAAGAGATGAGCTTCCAACCCTTCAGACATTTGAAGAATCATTGTACGATGTGCCTCTAAACTCCATTGATGGAGAGCAGAACATACTGTCTAAATACAAGGGTAAAGTAACTCTGATCACAAACGTGACAGGTGAATGTGCCAACTCAGCACAGTATCCAATTATTGAATCCTTATACCATGAATATAAAGATCAAGGCTTTGAGGTACTAGCAATGCCAAGTACAGATTTCTGTGAGCACGCATACGGAGAATTTTCAGAAACAAGTGCAACAGCAGAAAATATGCAAGCACACATGCAAAATCACTATAAAACAGATCTACCATACACTGAAATGGTAACTATCAAAAAAGATGAAGACTCTGGTTCAGTCCCACATAAGCTTTATGAAATTCTTCAATTTGGTGGTTTTCCAGCGAATGGTGGACCAGTCGAAGGTAACTTTGAGAAGTTTATTATCTCTAGAGATGGAAAAAAAATGTACAGATTCTGTAACTCGGACCTTTTAGATTTGGCGTTCGACGCTGGAAATAGAAAAACCAACTCTAATCAAGCCCTAATAAATGTTAAGGCAGCAATTGAAGTAATGTTAGAAGGATTAGTTTAATAGATGACAAAAGTTACGTTAACTAAAACGCATCAAAATCCACCAAACATAGTCCAGTCTAGACTAAAAAGAGATTGGATGGACAACACATATAAGAAACATGCCTACCAATGTTTACCCATGACTACTGCCAATGTGCATGGATGGGAAGTATTGCTCCCTCATGACGTAGTAGTTCAATGGGATGGTGGAAATACTAATGTAAAAATTCTTAGTGGCGAAGAACATATGGGCAGAACATTTGCGTATGGCGGAATCATAGGTATGGTTTCTTTTTCTGTTGGCTGGGCATTTGGTACCGAAGAAGGCTATGACACTTGGATCAGCGGTTCTCCAAACTATATGGTTGATGGAGCATCTCCACTATCTGCAATCATACCTAGTAGTTGGTGGCCAGATGAATTTCAAATGAATTGGGTTATCAATAAAATAGGTGAACCAGTGACGTTTGCTGAAGGTACACCTTTTATGTTTTTTAATATTTTTAAAAGCGATTTGCTTGAGTCAGTAGAATTTGAAGTAGACAACCTTTGGGATAAACCAGACCTTATGAATGCTCGAGCATCCTATGGTAATGCAAAAATGGCAAAGAATAGAGATGAACCTTGGACTTGGATGAAGGGGATCAAAACTGGTTTAGATGAAAAAGGTGAAAAAATTGGTCCAGCAAATTCTGGTTTATTAAAGTTAAATATTCCATCAATATAGTTACTATATCCGTATCACATTTCAATAAAGCGAGGAAAAATGGCATTTTCATCAGTATCAAATCAAGAGAAGTTAATAGCTTTAAATGCAGCAAAGGTTGCATTTGAAAGAGACATTTACAAAAATCTTTTTATGTTGGGCATTGACCCAGAAACTTATGTTCTAAGTAGTTTTTCATTTGACGAAAATGCTTCTACTTTAGAAACAGATCCAGATTATGCTCATAAGAAAAATCTAGATACTATAATCACACGCTTAAATGCAATAAACGCTAAAATAGCAGACCTTTCGTAAGGGAGCCCCATGCAAAACGTAAGTTCAGAAGAATTGCTTTCTGTAAAAAACAAAGCTATTACATATTTAGAAAAATCAGTCTATATGTTAGCTACCCTTTTAGGAATTGACCCAGATGAGTTATCTTCTTCAATGCAGAAACCAGCTGGAATTTTAAATTCTGGCCAGGAACTAGCTTTTGAATCTTTAATTAATCAATTTACAATTCTTGAGGGATTAAGGGACTAAAAAATGCCAAATTCAGATTTGCCTTCAGACCTAGGTGAAAAAGATTTAATTTCTGAGATAGAAGAAAGTAATAATTACGCAATTTATTCTAAAAGTGATGGCACTTTCATGTATAATGATGGTGCACTAATCAAATGCCCAGGACTTGGTTCGCCAATCATCCAGTTAGCACAGAGTAGTCTTCAAGTAGAAGATGAAGATTTAATATAGGAATAGGATTTTTATGGCGCACGATGCTCAAGGAAATTTAAGCTATATAGAAAAACAATTGGCTTACTTCATGCTTCTTGTTGGTTTAAATCCAGAATCATTAGATTCTATAACAATAGATGAAATACTAACCGCAGCAAGAAGCCTATCAAAAATTGCAACTGATAGGAATAATGAAAGTTTACCTACCATTTCTATTAGCGAAGAACAGGGCGATATTTTTGCCGGCCCACCAGAGAATGTTTTTTTAAAGAACCAAAGAATATTTTTAATTCTAAACATTAGAAGATTTTGGTATTGGCGTCAACTAGCAATAGGAGCTTTAAGCCGTGGATGATAACAGCGAACTCTATTACTCTAGATTAGAAAAATTAGTTAAGTACAAAGCTCTTGAAATTCAAGAGACACTTGACGCGTCTACAAAGATCAACAATTATCTTCTCACTCTCCCATTAGATAAGAGAAGAGAAGCAGTTGGCAGAGATCTCATGACTTGGTTCTTTGAGGTTTTTTCAGCAGAAGATTCCGCATGGAACAGAAGCTTTGTTTCTGAATACACTTCATCATATGTAGAGATGTTGTATCTTGCAGCAAGACCTACCAAAACATTGATGAGTAATCCAACTTTCAATTACGCAATTGCAAAGCTGATGAATTCCTCAACAGATCTTACATTTATTGATAACTATCACCTAGACTATATAGAACACTGTCTAGCTGATGATAATGTGTCATGGAATTATGCAACTAAAACAATGCAAGACGTCGAAAACGATGCTCTGGGCAGTTTTGATTTTATATTCATAAGTGAATATGATGTGTTCCATGACGTAGCTCTTATTACAAAGTTCTGTAACGCCTTGAATGCTGGTGGCACTATGGTTTTGTCACACACCAATGACGATCTTAGAGCCTATTCAGCCGAAAGTGAATACACTCTTTCATACGAAATGCACCAAGTAATAAAGTCAATATCAGGCCTTAGCGTATATCATATCCCTACTGCACCAGGACATACTGTAGTCATTAAGGATTAAGCTCAAATGATGGTCATTGATGACTGCATAAAAGATAAAAGTCTTTTACTGGAAATAGAAAACACGAAAGATTTTTTCCCCACTTCAATGGGCAATGAAGATCGAATAGCGACTGAGCTAAACTCGTATCATTATGAGCAGGCCACCTGCTATGCTCCGTATATGTTCTGGGATGGTTGGGCTAAATCACCCGCAAACACACCAAGAAAAAAGCTAATTCAAGCTATCTGGGAAAATAATTTACCATTTCCTATTGAAGAATTATGTGGCTTTGAATACTGGACAAGAACTTTCAACCCAGGTCAGTATTTAGATACTCACGTAGACGAGGATACATTTCTCTATGCTTCGAGCAAAATATTTAAAGGTCCTATTATTGGATGTGTTTATTATCCACATATAAATGATGTTGTTGGTGGTTTTCTTGAACTGCATCCAATAGCCATAGAAGAGGGAAAGCTAAAAGCTCTTGAGGCAGAAAATATGGATCATTTAATTGTCCCCATAGAAGAAAGAGAAAGAATAGCTTGTAAGCCAAATAGAGCTGTAATCTTCGATGCTGGTCATATAATACACAATACAACTCCACCTATTTCCGGACAAAGAAGAGTCGTGGTAATCAATGTTTGGCACAAGGATTCACCACCGTCGGCTCTGACTACCGGGGAATTCTACTATGAGTGAAATAATTAATCTTTACACATTAGATATATATAAAACTTATCTAAATAACATTGATAATACTAAGCTCCTAGAGGAAATAAGCGAATACGGAATCAGTTCAAATTCGCCAAGCATTTCAAAAAATGGAATTGCAAATCCAAAAAATCCAAATCCAACTCACACCCTCTATGAGGATCAACTTTATCCATTTGGCCAACCAGAGGCAATGAAATTACTGCAGGAAATAACTAAGCAAGTTAATTTTTTTACAAATTCAGATATGGTTATAGATTCAGTTTGGTCAATAGCCATAGAACAAAATGAATCCGTTTTATTCCATAGCCATAAGGTAAATACCCAGCTATATCCAGAGGAGTATTATTCGGTATCTTATTACGTAAGTGCACCGGAAAATAGTGCGGATCTAATATTTGAAACAACACATTGCAATACAATAGAAAGAGCAACTTCAGTAAAAACTGAAACAGGAATGCTTTTAATATTTAATTCATTTATTCCCCACATGACAAATAGGCAATATTCAAAAGAAAAAAGAGTAGTTGTCAGCGCAAACTATAGCCCAAGACATCCAAATCAAAAGTTAAGTGCAGATTGGTCAGACTACGCAGTCCCAGATGAATACAAATTATAAAAAATATTGTGGTATACTTATAATATGAGCGATATTAAATTAAATATAATTGGAAAATGGGATGTCTCTGCACTTACACCATTCGGAATAAATGAAGCTACAGTTAAAATTTTAGCTGTAGAACCAAACGTATCCGGGACTATTGTCGGGAAAAATGGATCATTAGATTTTACCAATGGGATAATTGACGGTAATAAATTGTCATTTTCCGCAACCGTAGACACTCCAATAAAAGCAACATTATTTGCAGATGTAGAAATTGTTGATGATAAAGCTTTTTCTGGAACTTTAAAAATAGATGAGTATATGACGATTGATATTAGGGGTGATAAAAATGTCGATTTATGATATCGAAGCTACTTCAATAGATGGTAAAGAAAATTATCTATCTACGTTCAAGGGCAAGTTGACACTTATTGTCAATGTCTCCACAAAAGCTGGTGGATATGAACCCCGTTGCTCCAAGGTTTGGTCGTACGCAAGAACTTCTAGGCAGCTATGGCAGCTACAGCAGGTGCATGACGAATTTAAGGACAGAGGCTTTTCAGTCCTCGCGTTCCCTAATAATCAATTTGCCCAAATGGAACCAGGAACAAATGAAGAAATTGTTGCTTTCCTTAAAGAGCATTATCCATTTGTCACTTTTCCATTTTTTCAAAAAGCAGATGTTAATGGCAAGAATGAACACCCTTTGTTTACTGCGTTAAAGGGAAACGAAAAAAGAAATTACTCTGACTTTACAGCAAATCAAACTGATCAAGCAAAAGAAAACCAAAACTTAGCTGGACAAGCAATTGCTAGAATATCTCATGGTTATGAGAAGTTTTTAATCAGCAGAGACGGAGTTATGGTTGCTAGATTC